CCTTGCCGATGTCGAGGAACAGGCTGAACGGGCGAGCCGGATGCCGTCTTTTGAACCGACCTTCCGTAACCTCACGCTCAACCAACGCGTCGAGATGGCGGCACCCTTCATCTCTCGTGGCGTGTGGACGTTGAACAGCCACGAGATCGATGAGTCGGCTTTCTACGAAGCCCCGGTGTATGTTGGCATCGATCTGTCGGCCAAAACCGACTTGACGGCCATGACGATGGTGGCGTTCAAGGATCGTTGGCATGTCAAAACGATCTTTTGGACGCCTGAAAAGGGCTTGCGCGACCGGGCGAAACGCGATAAGGCACCCTATGACGTTTGGGCCGAGTCGGGTTATATTCGCACTGTGACCGGCGCTTCCATCGATTATGAAGCTGTCGCGCAGGACATTGCGGACGCTTTGGACGGATGCGACGTTCAAGCGGTCGCTTTTGACCGTTGGCGCTTCGACATTCTGAAAAAGGAGTTCGATCGGATTGGCGTTGAGCTACCTTTGGTGCCCTTCGGCCAGGGTTTCCGCGACATGGCTCCTGCGATTGACACGTTGGAGACGCTGCTCCTAAATGAGCAGATGGCGCATGGCGGGAACCCCGTGCTGACCATGTGCATGGCGAACTGCAAGGTCGAGAAGGACGCGGCGGGCAACAGGAAGCTCAATAAGGCGAAGTCAACCGGGCGGATTGACGGCGCGGTAGCCTTGGCGATGGCGGTAGGAGTGCTACCCAAGGAGAATGACGAGGGGAGTCTTGATGAGTTCCTTCAAAACCCGATGATTCTGAGTACCAAATGAGCGTCTTCACAGCTATTGGGAACTGGATGATGGGCGGATTGCGGCGCTACAAGGGCACGCAATACCCCACGCCGTCTTCATACTCTGAAGACGCGGCATCGACAGTCACCTTCGACAGCGCCATGCAGCTATCTGCTGTATGGGCGTGCGTCAAATTGTTGGCAGAAACCGTCGCCAGTTTGCCCGTAAACGTGTACAAAACGGGCGAAAATGACCGGGTTTTGGCCCCACAGAACCACATCGCGCGGCTTTTTGCCGACAAAGTGAACAAGTATCAGACGAAAGTCGAGTTTTTCGAGACTGTCGTGCTGAATTTGGTCACTCATGGCAATGCGTACTGCGTAATCGAGCGACTTCCCAACGGCGATGTCGTTTCGCTGCTGCCGATTATGTCGGCCCAGGTTGAAACGCGACTTTTGGACGACGGAAGCGTCGTTCATGTCTATACACAGGACACGGGCGTCACCGTCTTCGCTTCAGAGTCGGTTTGGCACCTCAAGCTCGTCGGAAACGGCATCATCGGGATGTCTCCGCTTGCCTATCAGCGCAACACGCTCGGAATCGCCCAAGCGGCAGAGTCGGCAGTCACCAAAATCTACCGCAACGGGGCAAAACCCTCTGGCGTGCTGACGCTCGACAAGATTCTGAACCCTTCACAACGCGCTCAACTGCGCGAATCGTTCGCCACGCTGACGGCCAGTACCGACGATCGCCTGATGGTGCTTGAGGGCGGCATGAAATTCGACGCGATCTCGCTGTCTCCGCAGGACATCGAGCTTTTGTCGAGCCGCAAGTTCCAGATCAGCGAGATTTGCCGGTGGTATGGCGTGCCGTCCGTCATGGTCAATGACAACAACGGCTCAACCGTGTGGGGTTCAGGTATCGAGCAGATCGTTGCGGGCTTCTACAAGCTGACGCTGCGACCTCTCCTTGAGAAGATCGAAGCGTCCATGCAGTCGCATCTGCTGCGAAGGATCGAGCGAGGACGAATCGAGATCGAGTTCGATTTCGACGCACTTTTGCGTGCCGATTTGAAGTCTCGTTACGATTCCTACCGGGTCGGCATTAACGCCGGGGTTATCACACCGAATGAGGCGCGTAAATGGGAACATTTGCCTCCTGCGCCGGGTGGCGATAAACTTTTCATTCAGGGCGCGATGATGCCTGTCGAGGATCTCGCCAACCAAGGGACACAAAATGGAAACCAAGAACCTGTCAATCAGCCAGCTTGAACTCAAGTTCGCTGGTGAGAACATGCGGTTCTCAGGGTACGCCTCGGTTTTCAATGGCGTTGACTCATACGGGGACACGATCATTCAAGGTGCGTACAGCAAAACGCTGGAAAACCGCGAGCGACCGATCCGCATGAGGTGGAATCACTACGGCCCGATCATTGGGAAATGGTTGAGGATCGTTGAGGACGAGAAAGGTCTCTTTGTCGAAGGTGAACTGACACCCGGTCACAGCAAAGCGATCGATGTCTATGCATCGATGAAACACGGGGCGATCGACGGGATGTCGATCGGCTATTTTCCGACCGAGTGGTCGCAGCAAAGCGACGGGACGCGCTTGCTGAAAGAGATCAATCTTGTCGAGATCAGTGTGGTCGAAGAACCGGCTGATTTGGGGGCGCGGGTGCAAGACATCAAATCGATGATCGACACCGTGACCTCGCTGAAAGAAGTTGAAGCCATCCTGCGTGATGCAGGCGGGTTCTCACGGGCAGACGCGACTGCCTTGGTTTCTCGCGTCAAGTCCCTCGCTCTCGGCGATCGAGATGCGGAACAAAGGCAGAAAGACCAAATCGCCGCTTTGTTCGGCATCAAACTGTAGGAGGTTCCATCATGGAACTCAAAGACATCATTGAAGCTGGCCTGCAAGCGCAAGCCAAGAAGCTCGACGCCGCGATCGAGAAGTTCGAGGGTCAACTGTCCGAAAAGGGCAAGGTTGACAACGAGGTCCGCGACGAGGTCAAGCACCTGTCCGAAGAGATCAAGGGCATCCAGCAAAACGTCCTCGACATCGCCCAAAAGCAGGCTTCGGTCCCGGTCGGCGGTCAACGCGAACTGAAGGCTGGCGAAGAGTTCGTCAAATCCGCGCAGTTCGCCGCGCTGGTCAAAGGCGACACGCATCGCGCTCGCCTCGAAGTCAAGAACACCGTGACTTCCGACTCGACCACGGTCTTCCCGGATCAGAAGCCCGGAATCATCCCCGGCGCGTTCCTGCCGCTGTCGATCCGTGATGTGATCCCGTCGATCAGCGTCTCGACCAACATGGTCAACGCGCTGCGCGAAGCCTCGTGGACGAACTCGGCGGCTGAAGTCTCGCAAGGTGCGGCGAAGCCTGACTCGGCGGTCACGTTCGAGCAGTACAACGTGCCGATCACCACCGTCGCCCACTGGCTGAAGATCTCGAACCAGCTTCTGGCCGACGCGCCTGCGGTCGTTTCGTACATCGAGACCCGTCTGCGTGATGGTCTGGCGCAGCGCATCGATGCCCAACTGCTCAACGGCAACGGCACCTCGCCCAACCTGTCCGGTCTGACCGACAGCGGCAACTACACGGCTTACACCGCCGTCTCCGACGATCTGCTGGTCGATGCCATCAACCGCATCAAGTACACGATGTGGTCGGCGGGTTACATGCCCGACACCGTGATCGTGAACCCTGCGGATTGGGGCGCGATGGAGCGGACTCGCGAGGGTGCGGGCACGGGCGCGTATCTGTACGGTATGCCGGGAACCGCTGCGGGCATCAACCCGTTCGGCCTGCGCGTTGTTCTGTCGAACAACATGGCGCAGGGCTACTTCCTGGTCGCGGCGATGCGCTCTTCGGCGGTTGTGTACAACCGCAGCGGCGCTGTCATCGAGATGGGCTACGAGAACGACGACTTCACCAAGAACCTCATCACGCTTCGGGCGGAAGAGCGCCTTGGTCTTGGCTGCGAGCGTCCCGGCGGCATCCGCTACGGCGCTTTCACTGCTTGATGATCAGGCTTGAGTAGTACGACCCCGGTGTGGGAAACTGCACCGGGGTTTCTTTTTGAGGCACGCATGAAAATCGTCATCATCAGCAAAAAAGGCGTCATCGACGACATTAAAGGTCGCCTTCCAACCAACGCACTTGTTGATCTGCCAGATCACAAGGCGCTCTTCTACATCTCGCGCGGCGAAGCGATGCGGTTTGAAACGAAGGTGCAGCAAGAACGCCCTTCGCAGGCCGTTGGCGCGGAGGAACTGTTGTCTGTCTCGCCAGCGGCCCAAGTCTCTGCGCAGACGACATCGAGCGAGTCCGCAACTGGCGCGAAACGCAGGGGACGACCGCGAAAGCTGTCATCGTAGCCAACACGACCTTTCGCGCGGCTCCTTGGGCTGACATCCTCTTCGGCATGGACAAGCCGTGGTGGGAAGCGCACCTGGATGAAGTCAATCGCGACTTCCTTGGGCAAAAGTACAGCACGGCAGGCGGCATTCAGGGGGTAGCACACCTTCAGCCACCCTTCACGGGTTACGGAAACTCTGGGGCGGCGTGCATTGCGATTGCTGCTCACGGTGGAGCGAAACGTGTCGTGATGCTCGGCTATGACTGCCAACACACTGGAGGCGCTGCGCATTGGCACGGCAATCACCCGCGAGGGTTGAGCAATGCGAAGCAGACGGCCAAATGGCCCGTGCTGTTCCAACGACTGCGCGACGATTGGCTCGATGTTGAGATCCTGAATGCCAGTCGCGCGACCGCTCTGAAGGTGTTTCCGCGTTGCGAACTTGAGGAGGCTTTGTGCGAGTCCTGATTGCCGCCAAACATCCACCCAACGGCGCGATGCCGATCGGAGGTGTGCAGACTTGGTCGAAGACGGTCGGGACGGAACTTAGCCTGCGCGGACACACGGTCGAGTATTGGGGACCGGAACTTGCGCGACCTGAAGGGCGCTTTGACGCTGGCATCTTCGCGAACTGGAAGCACACCGCTGCTGCCGCCGAGCAATGCTCCAGATTGCTCCGCGTCAGCCACGGCATCATCCCGGATGAGTCTGTCGGGGATGTCGCGACATCGGAGGAAGTTGCCGATCGATGGAAGATCACGGGCGGAATCATTCGCCAACCGATCGATCTTGAGTTTTGGACCCCCTCAGACTGCCCAAAGACACTTTTCACGCGCTTCAGTTATCGCGGCGGGTTGACATGGATTCGCGAGGCGATCCCTCGCGGACTTGAATACGTCCATTTGAAAAGCGCAAAGCCTGCGGAATGCCGCGAAGTGCTGCAACGAAGCGCCATTGTCGTCGCGACGGGGCGTGCGGCACTTGAGGCGATGACTTGCGGAGCGTGCGTGGTGATCGCAGATGCTCGCGAATATCAAGCGGCCTTGGTAGACTTCAACGCTGCGGGGTCCATGTCGCGCAACTATTCTGGTCGAGGCGGGGTTCGTGCCACGCCGGAATCGCTTGAAATCGCAGTCGAGCGTGCGCTTGATGTAGGTCCGCTTTTGAATCACGTTTGGGAGCATCACGACGCAAAACGCATCGTAGATGACATCGAGCGCAGGCTCGCCTAAAATCAAGCATCTTCAGGAGTTCTCGCAATGGCCCAAACGACCATTCTCTCTGCCGCACAAACTGCGGCAACCTCCACCGATGTGACCGTGACTGCGGGGTCTGTCGTGACGATCGGAATCTTCGCATCCGGGGCGATCCCGTCGAGCGTCGAGATCGATGTGCGCCAGGACACTCCGAGCGGTGACAATTTCGTCGCCAAACTCACGGCGGCAAACCAAAGCACGGTTCTGAGCGGCCCAGGGACGTTCCGAGCTTATCGCCGCGACATCACGGCGACGGGCGTGGATGTCGGCGTGTTCTCGGAGACTTGATCGTGCTTGCGCGTCCCCTCGCCCGTACCGCTGTCACGCGCCCCGCGCGGGGCTTGACGCGCTTTTCGCTCGGCGGTCTCGAAGCCGCCATCCGCGCCCTGTTCCCCGACGTCTGGTACGACCCGTCCGACCTGTCAACGCTCTACCAAGATAGCGCCGGAACCACGCCCGTAACCGCAGTCGA